CTTTTCAGAAACGAATACTTACGAAATATTTCAAGAGGGTTCAGAAGAAATAGGTAAACATCCAAATTTCCAGAAATATAAAGGAGAGTTGGATTTTATATTCACATCTCCGCCATATTTTAACCGAGAAGCATACAGTGAAGATGAAAACCAATCATATAAGAAATATGGCTCATCCTATGAGAGTTGGAGAGATGGCTTCTTGCGACCAACTTTAGAAACTTGTGAAGAGTATTTGAAGCCAGGAAGATATATGGCATGGAATGTGGCGGATTTGTTGATTAGTGGAAATTATATGCCATTGGAGAAAGATAGTATTGACATACTTGAATCTTGTGGTATGATATACAAATACACATTGAAGATGGCATTAGAAGGAATGCCAGGACAAAATAGAATAGGTGAAGATGGTAAACCTACTTGTAAAAACTACTGTCAAGTAAACGGAAAGTATTTTAAGTACGAACCAGTGTTCGTTTTTTGGAAACCAGAATAAGGAAATAAATAATGGCCAAAAAGAATAGTAATATAAAAGAAAAGCACGACCTTTTATACATCATGAACCCAAATTGCGGATGGTGTAAAAAATCAGACCCTGTGGTCGAAGAACTTAAAAAGGATGGATATGACATCACAAGGTTAGATGTTACCAACCCAGAGGATGCAAAAACAGCAAACGAAGCAAAAGCAAAACACAATGCACAGTGTGGTACTCCTTTGTTCCTTGATGCAGAAACTGGCAATATGGCTTGCGGTTTTCGCGAAAAGGGAGCATTAGAACCGTGGGCAAAAGGAGAACAAATGGAAGAAAGGCCTGCCCCAACTGCCCCAACTCCTCCACAAAAACCCGCACCCAAAAAATATAAATTAGAATATATTTGGACAGATAGTGATGGAAATGTTAGAAGTAAGGTACGATACTCTACAATTATGCAGATGCCAAATGAAATGCTTTCTATGCGTAATGTTCCAAAATGGTCTTTTGATGGGTCTAGCACCAATCAAGCAGAAACAACCAATAGTGATTTAATTATTAGTCCAGTTAGGTTGTTCCCAAATCCAATGGAATCAAGGAATCAATCACAAATTGCCAGCTGGTATGTTCTATGTGAGGTTTTAAATTTAGACGGAACACCCCACAAATCCAATTTACGAAAAGAACTTTGGGATGTATTACAAGAAAATAAAGACCAAGATATTTGGGTTGGTATTGAACAAGAATATGTGATTATTGATGAAGCATCTGGTAAACCATATGGGTGGAACGATTATGAAGATTCTACTCCTTCACCTCAAGGTGAATATTATTGTGGTGTTGGTGGCAACAAACAAAAAGGAAGGGTGATTGCAGAACAACATGCCAATTTATGTGTCCAAAGTGGACTTGCATTTGAAGGATTTCATCCAGAGGTTATGTTATCGCAGTGGGAATATCAGATTGGCCCAGGAAATCCTTTAGATATTGCTGACCAGTTGATTTTTTCTCGATTTTTACTTCAAAGAATAACAGAACGAGTATCTTTTCCTGTTGCAGTGTCTTACGATTCTAAAGTAATGCAAGAGGGTGATTGGAATGGCTCTGGCGCTCATATCAATTTTTCTTCAAAACAAATGAGAGAAGAAGAGGGCACAGAATTTTTAAACATTTTATGTTCATCACTTGCAGAATTTCACGATGAAGCAATTAAGTCGTATGGAAAGGACAACGATAAGAGATTGACAGGCAAACATGAAACTTCATCTATTGATAAGTTTACATGGGGAGAAAATGACAGGACCGCATCTATTCGCATTCCATCTTCTGCTGTTGGAGAAGGTAAAATGGGATATTTGGAAGATAGAAGACCTTCTGCTAGTATGAATCCATATGAAGCATTTTCTCATTTGGTTTCAACCGTTACTTCAATTTCTAAAGAATTATTAGTAAATATATAGAGTATGAGTAATATAACAAACAGTTCGTCATATGAGGAATATCTCAAGGACCAGTTATCAATACTTTCGCCCAATTTTGCAGTAAAAGCATATAAGAGGGCAAATGAAGATGAATGGGGAGGTTTTATTAAAGGGAAAGACCTCCGCATTCAAATTCAATTTAAAAAGAAATCTTTATTTGAGTTTCTTGTCGAAACTTCATTTTGGCACCAAAGAAATACAAATAAAGAAGATAGAATCTATATGCGAAGATGGGCAGACCCAAAAATACAGATGATTATGGACGCTCGAGTTAAAAAGAAAACAAAAACGCCAAAAACGCCAAAATCATCCAGTAGTGTTGTAAGTAGAACACAAGATGCTTTTGAAAAGATGAAGAAATGAAACCCCCACTAAAATGGAAAATTAAAGACGGTAGTGGTAATTATAGTGTATATAAAAAGGGGGATGTAATTTCCAAAAATGGAAAATTATATATTGCACTACAAACAACTACTGTTGAGCGAGGTTCTCCCGAACATGGGAAAAAGGCAGGGTGGAAAGAATTCACAGAAGACCGTATTAAAAAGTATACCGAAAATACTTCGGCCCCTGTTAATCCTTTTGTTGGTGATGAGTGGTATGATACCAGTAGTGGTATTCTTTATAAATTTATTGATGATGGAACATCTACCCAGTGGGTAGATATATGAAAAATGATATTATTAGACAATAATCAATTGGTGATTGCCAGTTTATTTCATGCAAGTAAAACTGAAGCAGGATTAACAGAAGATTTGGTTAGACATTTGGTTTTAAATGTTTATCGAAGGTACAACAAAAAATTCTCTAAAAATTATGGGGATATTATTATATGTAATGATGGTAGACATTATTGGCGTAATGAAATGTTTGAATACTATAAAGCAAACAGAAAGAAACAGCGCAAAACTTCTTCAGTCGATTGGGACGAATATTACAAAATTATGAATGTTATTCAGGATGAAATTGTAAATAATTTGCCATATAAAAACATTCAAATCGATAATGCCGAAGCAGACGATATTATTGCAATATTAGTAAGGCATTTTCATACAAATGAAGATATTATGATTGTTTCAAGTGATAAAGACTTTCAACAATTGCAACGATATCCGAATGTTTATCAATATAGTCCAACGAAAAAAGATTTTCTTGTGTGTGAGAATCCAGAAGAATTCTTAATCGAACACATCATCAAAGGAGATTCATCAGATGGCATACCAAACATTCTGTCGGATGATGATGTGTTTATACAAGAAGATAAACGGCAGAAACCGTGTGGTAAAAAGAAGATAGGAATTATTAGGGAAGAATTGTCAGAATGGACATCTACCGATAAATGGAATAGAAATCAACAGATGATTGATATGACCATGATACCAGAAGATGTTGAAAAGACAATTCTTGTAGAATTTAGCAAAGAACCATTTGGGAAAAGGAGCAATATGTTAAATTACTTTATTCAGAAAAATTTAAAATATCTGATGAATTATATTGAAGAATTTTAATGAAACGCAAAAACAAAAAGAAGAATAAAGGCAACTCCAATGCCTATGCCGCAGAAGACTATCAGGAACTAACCAGAAAAGATGGCATGAAAAAGAACAACAGACGAAAGACTCGTCACAGCCAAAAAAGAGATTTAAAGTATTACATAGATAACTCTTGACTTGAGTTTAAATTGTGATATACTACATTAGTTGAAACATTTAGTGAACGGAGATTATATAATGACAACAGCAACAGCAACGAAAATTTCAAAAGAAACATTAGAGATTCTGAAGAACTTTTCATCAATTAACTCAAACATTCTGGTAAAGCCAGGAAGCACACTCACCACTGTATCGCCTGTAAAGAATGTTATGGCAAAAGCAACGGTTAAAGAATCATTCGATACACAATTTGGGATTTGGGACTTAAACAAATTTCTAGGTACGGTGTCTTTGTTTGAATCACCAGATTTTGAATTCCGAGATAACTTTGTCAACATTTCAAATTCTACAACAGAGGTAGTATACCACTATTGTGAACCAAAACTACTTACTACCGCAAACAAAGAAATTACAATGCCAGATAGTGTTTTGGACTTTACTTTAAAACAGGCAGATTTAATAGAACTTCAAAAGGCCGCATCTGTAATGCAACTTCCTGATATGGTAGTTCGTTCTAATGATGGTGGTGTAGAACTTGCAGTCTTGGATAAGAAAGATTCAACAAGCAACACATATTCAATCAATGTGGATGCAACAACTGATGCAGAATTCGATTTCTTCTTCAAAGTAGAAAATCTAAAAATGATTAGTGGTGATTATAATGTAACAATTTCTGAAAAGAAAATCAGTCAGTTGGTAAATACTAACGGAACGGTTACATATTGGATTGCGTTAGAAACAGATTCAACATACAACGGATAAAATAATGAAAATATTAGTTACAGGTGGTAGTGGTCTTGTGGGTTCTGCAATACACGCACATTTCAAACCCACAAGAGATGAACTTGACTTGATGGAACTTGATGCAATCATTGATTACATTGAGGAAAATGAAATTACACACATTATACATTGTGCCGCAAGAGTGGGTGGTATAAAAGCAAACATGGAACACAAAGGTGAGTTCTTTTATGAAAACATCATTATAAATTCTAATGTTCTTGAGGCCGCAAGACAATGTGGTGTTGAAAAGGTTGTGTCGTTTATGAGTACCTGTGTATTTCCAGATGATGCCACTTATCCACTTTCCCCAGACCAAATTCATAACGGAGAACCACATTCATCTAACTATGCCTATGCATATGCAAAGAGAATGTTAGAAGTTCAAAGTAGAGCATATCGGGAACAGCACGGATGTAATTTCGTTACTGTGATACCGTGTAACATCTACGGCCCAAATGATAACTTTGATTTGGATAGTAGTCATGTAATACCCGCATTGATTCATAAGTGTTATATAGCAAAAGAGAATGGTACAGACTTTGAAGTTTGGGGAACAGGTAAAGCATACCGAGAGTTCGTTTATGTTGATGATGTCGCAACTATTGCCACATGGGTGCTTCATAATTATGATGAACCAGAACCGTTTATAATTTCACCAGATTTAGAAATCAGTATGGCAGTTCTTGCACAAACAATTATGTATAAGACGAATCGACATGGAACTATTATATACGACCACACGAAACCAGATGGACAATTGAGAAAACCGTCAGATAATAGTATACTCAAAAAATGTTTGCCAGATTTTGAGTTTACACCAATACAAGAAGGATTAAGCAGAACTATAAACTGGTTCTTAGAAGAATATAAGGTGCATATATTATGAATAAAGTAGCAATTATAACAGGAATTAGCGGACAAGATGGTTCATATCTTGCAGAGTTTTTATTGTCAATGGGATATGAGGTTCATGGAATACTACGAAGAAATTCAGTTGCAGAAAATCAAACGGCAAGATTAAATAGTTGCTATGAAAATCTAAATTTACACTACGGTGACTTGACAGATTTATCATCAATTATAGGTGTATTGCAAAAAGTCCAACCAGACGAAGTTTACAATCTTGCGGCACAATCTCATGTGAGAATTAGTTTTGATGTTCCAGTTGAAACTGCTTCTGTTACTGGATTGGGTGTGTTAAATGTATTGGAAGCATGTAAATTAGTATGTCCCAATGCAAGAATATATCAAGCAAGTTCTTCGGAGATGTTCGGCAACTCTATAGATGAAGACGGATTTCAAAGAGAAACAACTTTACTCGCACCAGTAAGTCCATATGGATGTGCAAAGGTGTTCGCATACAACATTTGTAGGAACTATAGAAATTCCTATGATATGTATATTAGCAATGGTATTTTATTCAACCACGAATCACCAAGACGAGGTTCTAACTTCGTAACAAGTAAAATTGTGAAGGGCGCGGTTGAAATTAAAGTTGGAAAACAAACAGAATTACATATGGGAAATCTTGATGCTCGTAGAGATTGGGGTCATGCAAAAGATTATGTTGAAGCAATGTGGTTGATGTTACAGCAAGATACACCAGACGATTATGTGTGTGCTACTGGAATATCTCACAGTGTTCGGGATGTGTGTGAGATTGTATTTAATAGTCTTGGAATGAATTATAGAGATTATGTAAAGATAGATGAGAAGTATATGAGACCAGAGGAACTTCACGACCTTCGTGGCGATTCTACTAAGATAAGAACCGAGTTAGGATGGAAACCCAAATATACATTTGAATCTATGCTTAAAGAAATGACAGATGTAAAACTACAGGAATATAATGTTTCAGATACAGAATATGAAAGTGTTCCATATGATGCGGCGAGGTAATAATGAACGAATATTTATGGGTTGAAAAGTATCGACCACAGACAATTGAAGATTGTGTTTTGCCCCAAAGCATTAAAGATACTTTTAAACAAATGGTAGATGCGGGAGAATCACAGAACTTACTTCTTTCTGGTAGTGCAGGATGTGGCAAAACAACAATTGCCAAGGCCCTTTGCAATGAACTAGATACAGATTGGATTATGATTAACTGTTCGGAAGATGGAAACATCGATACACTCCGAACAAAGATTCGTAATTTTGCCAGTACAGTTTCAATCAACGGTGGTAAAAAGATTGTCATTCTTGATGAATTCGATTATAGCAACGCACAATCAACACAGCCTGCACTTCGTGGTTTCATTGAAGAATTCAGTGATAATTGCCGATTCATTCTGACTTGTAACTTCAAGAACCGAATCATTGAACCGATTCATTCACGATGTACTTGCATTCCGTTTACAATTCCGAAGTCAGAGAAACCTAAACTGGCATCTGAATTTATGGATAGAGCAAAAGGTATTCTTGAACAAGAGAAGATTGGTTATGATGAGAAGGTAGTTGCAGAGGTGATTATGAAACACTTCCCAGACTTCCGAAGGGTGATTAACGAATTACAACGATATTCTGTTGCGGGTACAATTGATGTGGGCATCCTCTCTACAATCGGAGAGATACACATTAAAGATTTGATAGGATATATGAAGAATAAAGACTTCACAAACGCACGAAAATGGGCAGTGGAGAATTTAGATAATGCACCAACAGAATTGTTTAGAAAGATTTATGACGGATTGTATGATGCAGTTACATCATCATCAGTTCCTCAAGCAATTCTGGTTCTTGCAGAGTATCAATATAAGTCTGCGTTTGTAGCAGACCAAGAAATTAACCTAGTGGCATGTATTGTCGAACTTATGATGGGATGTGAATTTAAATGAGTAAAGAATTTAAACCAATTGGAAAATGGGTCGCTGTCAAGACAGAATTAAATAAAGAAACAGTATCAGAAGCAGGAATCATATACAAAGAAGCAATTCAAAGTAATTTATATTGTTGGAGTGAAGTTGTATCGGTTGGAACTGATGTGGTAGAAGATATTCAGCCGGGAGATAAAGTATATTGGAAGTTGGGAACAAACAAAGGGGCTCACTATGAAGACGGTGATGAGATTGTTGACTTGGTAAATGCAGATGATATAGAAGCAATAGACCGTGATGAAACTGACTGATTATCTCAATGCAATAAACCATTCAAAGAAACCTTTGATGGACACCGAAGACGAATACGCAGAGAAGAAGTATGCACCATTCGTTGTTAATCGGTGTTTGTCTTATTTTATTGATACCATTCTATATGCAAACAGCATGAATCTACACCCACACATTCCAAATAAGATGCAGTTTGATTATCTTTCTAGTTCTATCCGAAAACGGAAACGATTTAGCAAATGGCTAAAGAAAGAAATGACAGATGATATTGAAATCATCAAAGAGATGTATAACTATTCTGATGCTAAAGCAAAAGAAGTTGCAGAACTATTGACATCCCAACAAATCAAAGAGATGGACGAATACCTTCATGGCCATGGTGTAAGGAAGTAAAACCCTATATAATAGGTAAACTTACATTAGAAGAAAAGGATTATTATGGAACATGATGATGAAGATATTTTTCAAGGATTAGGGGTAGAGATAAAATTAAATTCTGAAGATGATTTTTTGAAGGTGAGGGAAACCCTTACCCGAATGGGAGTATCTTCAAGAAAAGAAAAGAAATTATACCAATCTTGCCATATCCTCCATAAGAGGGGCAGATATGCTATTATGCATTTCAAAGAACTTTTTGAACTAGATGGATTGGATTCAAACATATCAGATAATGACGTAGGCAGAAGGAACGCCATTGCAAAATTGCTTGATGAGTGGGGATTATTAAAGGTAATAGAAGAATTTGAAGACGATGAACCAATGGCAACAGTATCACAAATAAAAATTATTTCTTACAAAGACAAAGATGATTGGGAATTGATACCTAAATATCATATAGGAAATAGTTAAAATGAGGTTATATTATGAAAACAATGTTGATAAGTTTCTACAGTGATATAGAAGATAAAACTTACTATTCAGACAATGCAAATCGATTGCGAAAAGAAT